GGTAATATGGTAAGAATTAAACATACAAATAATATTTATACTGGAAAGGATGTATATAGTGAAATCATACCTCCTTTATCATTAGAAAAAGATACAAATACTGGACCTAAAGATGATGGTGATCCAGATTATTATGAAAAAAAAATAAAAGTAGAAAATGGTAAAATTATACATGGAGTAATAGATAAAGCAACAATTGGAGCAAAAACAGGTGGTTTATTACATCATTCATGGATAGATTATGGACCTGAAAGAACAAAACTTTTTATGGATAATTTTAATTTTATAGCAAATTACTGGCTTACAATAGATGGTTTTAGTATAGGTCTAGAAGATGCAGTTGCACCTGCAGATATGAGACAAGAAATTGCAAAACAAATTAAAGAAGCAGAAACAAATGTAGCAAATATAATAGAACAAATACATAAGGGAGAACTTGAAAAAACAAGTAGTTTTAATGCTAAAAATGATTTTGAAGGTCAAGTTATTACAGAATTAAATAGAGTAAGGAATGATGTAGGTGATTATGCTGTAAATAAATTTGGAGATAAAAATAGATTAAATGTAATGATTCGTTCTGGAAGTAAAGGTGGTCAAAATAATCTCGCGCAAATGGCTGCTTGTGTAGGTCAACAGCAAATTGAAGGTAAAAGAGTAGAAGATTTACTTGAAGATCGTACACTTCCTCATTTTCATAAATTTAGAAATGATCCTCTTGCAAGAGGTTTTGTAAAAGATAGTTATGCTTCTGGTTTAAGCCCTCCTGCTTTTTGGTTTCATGCTATGGCAGGTCGTATTGGTATGATTGATACAGCTATTTCTACAGCAGAAGTAGGTTATATCACAAGAAGATTTATTAAGGCAACAGAAGATTTAGAAGTAAAATATGATAATACTGTTCGTAATTCAAACGACCAAGTTATTCAATTTATTTATGGAGATGATGGTTTTGATGGAATTAGAATAGAACATCAAAAATATATACCATATAAATTATCAAAACAAGATTTTATTAGAAAATATAAATATACTAATGAAGAATTAGAAAAATTTAGTCATATTGATAATATAGAAGATATAACTAATAAAGAATTTGAATTATTACAAATTGACAGAGATTTAGTTAGATATGAAATATTTACTGATCCAAATGAAGCAACTTTTATGGCTCCTGCACCTTTTTTTAGAATTATAACAAATGCTAAGAATAAATTTGATAATAATAATAATAATGAATCTGATATTACACCTGATTATATTATTGATGAAGTAAATAAATTAACAGAAGAAATTTTAGAACTTAATGGAAAAGATGTATTAAAGATTGAAATACAAGAATATTCTACAATAATTTTTAGAATTTTATTGAAATCTTATTTATCATCAAAAGAAATAATTTTAAATCATAAATTAAAGAAAATAACTTTTGATTGGATAATTGCTGAAGTTAAAAGGCATACTTTAATGGGTTTTGTTCAACCAGGAGAAATGGTTGGTAGTATAGCAAGTCAATCTATTGGTGAACCAGCATTACAGATGACTTTAAATACGTTTCATCACACGGGAATTGCCAGTAAAACACAAACAACAAGTGGTCCACCCCGTCTTAAAGAAATTATGGGTGCTAAATCATTAAAAACACCAGCACATACAATTTATCTAAAACCAGATGTAGCACAAGATAGAGAAAAAGCAGAATTAGTAATGAGTGAATTACAATATACATTATTAAAAGATATAATTGATAAAACACAAATTTTATATGACCCGCACGATTTTAATACATGTGTTAATGAAGATCAAGATTTTTTAGATACATATTATGAATATGAAGAATTATTAAGAGGAGAGGATGAAAATAATGAATGTAGCAAGATAAATCCTTGGATATTACGATTTATGTTTAATCGTGAAAAAATGTTAGAAAAGAAAATAAATATGATTGATATATATAATAAAATTAATACTAAAATGGACAAAACTTTAACTTGTATATATAGTGATGATAATAGTAGTAATTTAATAATGAGAATAAGATTAAATGTTACAAATGAAGTAGATGTAGAATATAATGATGATGTAGGATTATTATCTATTTTAGAAAAACAATTAATGAATACACTTATTAGAGGAATACAAAATATAGAAAAAGTAAATATGTTTCCACATAAACAATATGTGTATAATCCAGATAGTGAAGATGAACCAATAGGTCATACTGAAATTTGGGCTTTAGATACAACTGGAACAAATTTAAAAGAAATTCTCGCAAATGAAAATATAGATAGTAATAAAACAACAAGTAATGATATTCGTGAGATATTTGAAGTTTTAGGAGTTGAAGCAGCAAGAGAATCTATTGTAAGAGAATTTACAGAAGTAATTAGTAAAACAGCATTTGTTAATTACAGACATATTGGATTATTAGCAGATACAATGACAAATAAAGGATTTATAATGAGTATTGATAGATATGGTATTAATAAAAGTGAGAAAGGTCCACTTACTCGTTCAAGTTTTGAAGAAACAGTAGATCAATTAATGAGGGCTGCTGCTTTTGCAGAAAATGATAATCTAAAAGGTGTAACCGCAAGTGTAATGATGGGTCAAATGATTTCTGCTGGAACTGGTGAATGTAATATTGTTTTAGATGCAGAACAATTAGAAAATATAGAAGAAGAAAAAGAAGAAGAAGAAGGTAATATTAATGAAATACTTAGTGAAATTAATAATTTAGTAGATATTGGAGAAAAATGTGAACCAGAAATGTTTGAATCTAACTTCAATATCCAAGAAAATAAAATAGAATTACGACCAGTTAATATTGATCAAGACATTTTAGAAGATTTTTTAAATTAGTTGAATTTATTTTAATTTTAAATAATAAAAACTCTTTAAACTTATCAATTGTTAAATTATTTTTTAATTTTTTTAAGTCGAAAATAGTATTAATATTATGTTCTGCTAATTTTAAATCAGTAAATAAACCAATTCCATCTAAATTAATTAATGATAAATTTGTATCATTATTATAATCAGATGAAAATTTTGAAAATCTATTAATTAGAAAATCATCACTTAAAACAGAATTTTTAAAATAAAATAATTCTTCAATTTTGGGATATATTTTACTTAATGCATATACATCTCCAATTGCACTATGTTGTAAATGAATATTAGAATTAAAAAAATGTTGATATAAATCATTTAATTTATGTTTTCCGTATGGTAATTTTTTTACTGTAAATTGTGCTATAGGCAAACTATCAAAAAATTTCCAATTAGATGGTATTGTAATACCAGAATTTTTAAATTCTTTTTCAAGTACTAATTGATCATAACGAAAGTTATTATGTGCAATTAATACTGGATTTTCAAAACTATTTATAAAATTTACAAATAATTCTAAAACATATTTTATTTCAAAACATCCTATATTTTCTAATTTTTTATTAGTAATTCCATGAATATTACTATTTTTAATTTCTTCATTTGGATTTATATAATAATGAAATAATAAACTATTTTCATTATATGCACAAATTTCTAAAATTTTAACATTTTCAATTTCTAATGTAGTAGTTTCTAAATCGTAATATATTTTATTCATTTTAAATAATAATAAATATTTTTTATTTTTTATATATTTTTATATATTTTGTGATTGCTCTTGTCTCTTTCTTTGAAGTCTAATAATCGCAGCAGCAGAATAAATTAATCCATCCATTACTTCTTCAATTGCCATAAGTTCCCAATCATTTTTTTCTGTTCCCCATTGTGTTGTATCGTCTTCAACTCTAACACCATGTCCATAACGTTCCCTTCCTAATTTTAATCTTGCTTTTAACATTTCAAGTATTTCATCATTATCATCACTGTTCATTTTTATATAAAAAAATATTTGTTATTTTTTTATATATTTTTATATTATTTTTTATATTTAATAAACCAATCTTTTGTTATTTCAATTTGATTTCCTAATGAATATTCATTTATCATAGTAAGTCTATAATTTTCTTGTGAAAAATCAGAAGGCCACATTTTAGACCAATCTGTAGTAGGAGGTAAAATACCTAATTTTGTATAAATATATCCTACTAAAGCACTACACCAAAAACGGTCTGTTTTTTGAGGTTCACTATCTTTACGATGCCAAGCATCATACCAATCAATAAAATTTAAGTCATATGGTTTATTATATACTACTTCATGAATTTGTTTTAATTTATTTTCATCTAATTTTTCTTTTTTATTTAATTTTCTCCAATATAATTTTGATTCTGGTAAATCTTTTATATATAAATCTTCAAAAGGAACTATTTGAACACCTAATTTATATTTTCCATCTTCTGCATCGGGCATTTCTTCAAGACCACTTTCCCAAAAAAATAAACCAACTAATGGTATTCTTGTAAATTTAGGATCTCTAAGAACCATACCTATATGTGAATAGTCTGTTTTTGTAAAAAATTCAACTGTTTTATCAAGTACAGATTTATAACCATGAAAAAGTATTATATCTCCAGTTTCTAATAAATCAATATTAGATTTAGACATCGTTATAGTTTAGAATAATATTTTATTTCTTAAAAAATATAATATTTCCCATAAAACTTTACAATCTATTTCATTATATTTTATAATAGAGTTCATTTTTTCAATATTATTAATTGAATTCCAAGCGGTGACCATAGCACCCATACCATCAATTTCTGAATCTTCCCATTTTGTATTTATAGAACCATTTTTATATAAAGCATTAGCTATATTTTTTAATCCAAATTTAAGACTACCATTAATACCAATAGGTTCTTTTTTAAATACTTGTAATAAATCTGCCCAATTAATATCTTGTAAATTATAAATATTTTTAACTTTATTATATAAAGAAACTTCTGCTTGACTCCAATGCCAAACTTTTATTTTTTTATTATATTTTTTTTTTAATAAATCAATATCTAATAACCATCTTTGTAAAATTTTTCTTTCTTCACGTTTATTTAAATTTTTTACAAGATAATTTTTAAAAATCCATTCATTATTTTCTATATAACCCATACCTATCATAAAAATCATAGAGCAACCATTTTGTTTTGGTAAACAACTAAAATCATCATTAAGATCATTAACATTTTCAAAATCAACATATAATTCAAGATATTCATTTTTATTTTTCCATTCATTAATATTATTTATAATCTTTTTTGGAACTAAAATACAATTTTCTGAATTTGCAGATAATATTGTGTCTACAATTTTTTTACGTTTAGTACTTTTAATTTCAAGAATATTAGAATCGCATTCTTGCCATTTTCTTTTATTTTTGTTAATAGCTATATTTCGTTCTTTTGTTCCACAAGACCATAATCTTGTAATTTCTCCTGTTTTTTTTGCAATTTCTTTTTTAATACAATGCCAAGGATAATCATAACGGTTACTCATATTACACTGTAATAAATGTTTACATTGTTCCCAATTTTCCCATTTATTTTTATTATTTGTTAAATCTCTAATCCAATTTATTGCTTTTTCATTTAATTGTATATATTTATAATCACAACCATTATTTCCATATTTATCTTTAAATTCAATAACACCAAGTTTATCAAAACATCCTCTTCCATTTTTTTTATTTGAAGTCCAATTTCTTCCAAGTAAAAATCCACATTTTGGGTAATATCCTTGTATGATATTAAGTGCTTCTGTATAGATTCCTACTTGTGATTTATATGCCGAAACAGTTTGACAATCTTTAAGATTATTTTTATTATTTTTAATATATAATTTTGAATATTTAATTTCAACTATAACATAATGATATTTATTATTACCAAAATTCTTAGCAGATTCAAACATTTCTTCTTTTTCTAATACAGGCTCTTTTATAATTTTATTAATCCAATCACTTCTAACAATTAAATCAGGAATACCATATGTTTTATTAATAATATTATGTAAAATACCATGATATATAATTGGAATACCATCTTTCATTGCTTGGATAGTATCTTCATATTTTTTAGTACTATGTACTTCATATTGTGTTCCTATTTTAATAAAATTCCTATTAAATCTTGATTTTAATAATGCTATAACATTTTTTTCAAATTCTACCCCTTTATTTTGTATAAAATTATAAAAATTCAAATCATTTTTTTTTGGAAAGAATAAATTTTTTTCACCATATAAATTTAACCAATCTAAAATTTTATCATTTAATATAAAATTCCTTGTAGTTGTAGCACCAACCCATTCATTCCATTGATAGGTATAACCTAATTGTTTTGTTTGACGAGTATTTGGTTTTTCATTAAAATATTCAAGAAGTTTATCTTTTCCAAACTTTCTGAAATATAAAACATCATTCCAAAATTCTTGTAATTTAATTATATTATTATTAAACCATTTTTTATCTCTAACAATTTCATGTTTTTTCCATGCTTCTAATTTCCAATAACTTACATTTCCATTTTCATCTGTTATAAAATTTTTAAATAAAGTATTATTATCATCTATATATTCAAGAACATCATTATATTCTGTAAATTTACATTCAAATAAATTACATAAATCAATATTACATACTTCCATTTGAATTTGACATTGTATCCAATAATAATGATTTTCAGGAATTATATCTTGTATTTTTCTATTATAAATACATTTAATTTCTAATAATGTATTATCTTTAATTATTCCATCTGGACTTGCTCCTAACCATTTATATTCTGGATGAATAAGTAAACCTAACGAATAAACTTTAGTAGTAAATAATTTTTCATATATATTACATGCAACAGGTTCATACTTAATTCCCCATTTAATAGCATTATTTGTTATTTCTAATTTATTAAAAGTTTCAGTTTCATTTGGTATAATACATTTTTTTATAAGTAAATCTATTTTTTTTTGATAAGGATTACATTCAAGAGCACTTCCACAATCACTTGCAGTTAACATATTTTGTCTAATTTTATACCATTCATCTGTTCTTTGATTAATTTGATAAGTTTCTAAAAGACTTTTCAAATTAGCCATTTTATGTAAATAATATTAATTTTTTAATTTTATATATTTTATTAATTTTTTAATAAAAAACTTGAATTTTTAAAATTTGTTAAATATTTTTTCATATTATCATCAATAGTTTGATAATTCATAGCAATAAATTGACAACCTTTTTCAAATGCTACTTCAAAATCATAATTTAAGGAAAAATGACCTTCTATACTTCCTCCTGGATATACTCTAGTCATACCAGTTTTATTAAATTTTATTATTTCATCTTCTTTTAAATCTTGGTCTGTATTAGGTATATTTTTCATTTTTTTATCATACCAAGTTGAATAAATAATTTTATTTAAATCTCCATTTGAACCAGCACCAGATAAAACTATAACTTTATTCAAAGTATCTTTAAGTTTAATATCTCCAAGAGATACTTTTTTATTTTGTTTATATAGTTGGTCTTTAAATGTATTTTTAAGCATTTTAGCAATTTCATTATTAACTTTAATCATTTTATTAGTGTTTAATTCTAAAATAATAAATATAGGATCTGTTGTTTTTTGGAATGCATATTTTTTTATTATATCTAAACAGTGTTGAAAAGGAATACTTGTTGTAGTTAATATATCAGCACGTTCTGCTCCTCTTTCAACACCATGTGCTACAATTGGTTTTAAAGTTGTTTTATCTGAAAAAACATCAAGTTCAATTGCTCTAGCACCTAATAATAATGCTCTTTTAATTGCTAAAACATCAGCTATATCTGCATTTTGAGTGCAAGGTATATATGTATTATGACTTGTAGCTATATGAAATTCTTTTAATGTTTTATTTTTAAATTTATTATTTTCAAATAATATTGGTTTTGGATTTATATTCCAAATTATATTATCTTGTTTTTTCATACAAATTTTACTTTTACTATCACGACCTTTATTTGTAAAATTTTGATAAAATGTTTTATAAATAAAATACAGTATAACTATGATTATAATAGCTAAGACACTATATTTTTGTTTTAAAATATTTGATATAAAATCAACTAAAGTGTTTAATATAAATTGTATTGAATTTAACATATTATTATATATAAATATTTTTTTTTATTAATATATAATAAATGGAGGCTGCTATAATAACAGGTATATGTACTTTATTTGGAACAAGTATTGCTGCTTGGTTAAAAGAAAGATGGACCAAAAAAAGAGAGCTAAAAAAATTAGATTTTTCAAAAAATTCTTTTATTACAAAAAAAACTATAAAAAATCATAGTATTTTTGAAATGTTAAATTATTGGATAAATATAAGAATACCTAAAGCTAAATTTGGAAAAAATAAATATCATAATAATTGGGCAAAAATATTATTAAAATCTAAATATAATTCTGCTTTAATAAATATAAAAAAAACAATTAATCATAAAAATATTGATACATTAAATGATGATATATTATGGACTCATTTTTTATCTATGATAAATGATATAATACAAGAATATGAAGAAGAATCATTAAAAAAGGGTGTTCCTGAATTATTTATAGATAAATTTATGATATGGCATTCTAAAACAAGAGATATTATAGTAAAAAATACAGAATTAATTTGTAAAAGTAAATATTATCATAATAATTTTGAAAAAATATATGCTATTTTAAATTTATTACTAACAAGTTACGATGTAACATTAATGGATTCAGAACAAACAATATATCATTTAAATGGTGATTTAGATGAATATATAAAAAAAATAGATAAGTTTTATAGTAGTAGTAGTGATGATTCAAGTGAAGAAAATAGTTATAAAGAAGATATTAAAGAAATTTAATTTTTTTCCAATAAATTTATAAAATTATTTGCTCTATTTTTCCATGTAAATTCACTTTGATATAATTGCATTTGTTTTTTTAAATGTATTTTTACAATATCTGGACGATTTTTCCAATTATTTAAAAATTTATTTACTCTATCAACATACACTAATAGATTATTATTAGGTTCTATTAATGTTCCCATTCCGTTTGTTGTTTCAGGTAAAGCACCTAATTTTGGTGCAACTATGTAATTACCTGTTGACATAGCTTCTATTACAGCAATACAAGATGTTTCTGGGAATGTATTTGGATAAAAATATAATAAACTCTTTCTTAATTCTTTACTAAGTTCTGTTTGAGAAATACTTCCAATATATTCAATTCCATCTGTATTTTTACATTTTTCATATAAAGGTTGAAATTTTTTATCTTCTGTATTATCTTGTTGATAAACTTTTAAACTACTAAAAACTTTTAATTTTATTTCTGGATGTGCTTTTTTTATTGTTGGAAATAATTCAACTAAAAGGTCTAATCCTCTCCAAGGAGTGCTTGTATATATCATTGTAAATTCTTTGTTTTCAAGTATGTTATCAAAATCATTTTCTTGAATATGGCAAGGTGGTGACATTGCATTTCTTGAAATTATTACTTTTTCTGGATCTACTCCATGATTTTCTACATACATTATTTTTTGATATTCACTTACAAACATATAAAAATCTACATATGGTATTCCTATTTTACATGCGGATACTGCTTGTTGATTCCAATCATGTTGTAAAAATTCTACAATTTTAGTCTTTTTTCCTAATAAAGGTTTTAATTGTTGTGAATAAGGACCAGATGTATTTACAATAAAAATATAATCTGGTTTTAAATATTCAAAAAGATATTTTAATATTTCTCCATTTTGTGTAATTGGAAAATGTTTTACTCCAGAAATTGTAGATATTTCATTACAATAATTTATTAAACTAACATTATGACCTAATTTTGCTAAATTTTTACATAAATAACAAACAGCAGATTCTGTTCCACCTAATGGTCGTGATAATGGAGTATCAACATTAAATATTAATGGCGATGGATCAATCCAAATTAAATTTTTAGACATATTTAATTTAAATTAATATATTTTTAAATATATTTAACTTTATCAATATTAGATTTACAATTTACATTATCTTTAAAATATTGTGTTTTTATTTCATCTATTTGTTCGCTGGTTATAAGTAGATTATCTTTTTTATTTGAAGTAATAGAACCAACTTTTATATAACGAGACATTCTATTATTTAAAAAATCATCTCTAAAAATTTTATTACGTACAAGTAAATCTGCTAAAACAGATAAATATTTTTCTTGATTTTGAATTTCAGTAGAAATGTTTTCTCTGTTAATAAATTGTTGTTCTGAACCAACAATAATAGATGATTTTTTCTTTTCAATAAATTTTAATTTACATCGTTCTTTTTTATTATATTTATTATAAAATTCTTCATATGACATATTATTAATTTCTTCTATTTCTATTTCTAGTTTATTTATTTTAGAATTACCCCCTTTTTTAGAACTATTTTCATATATAGATTTTATAATTTTATCTATAACTTCTTCATTATAACTATTTAATTGTTCCATAAGTTTATTTATATCAGCAGTTGGTTTATTATTAATAATATATTCTCTTATAAATTTAATTTTTATCACTCTTTCTTTTTTGATATACTCCATAGCGTAATTTTTTTCTAATTCTACTAAGTA